CTGCTTTACTTAACGCTGTCATCCAATTATCGCCTGTTTCTCCTGAGTCTATTAAACTTAGACCTGCGACTAAAAAAGGTAGACCTTCGTCTGGAGTTTTAATTAACTCTTGGTATTTTTGACCAGCTTCTTTATAGTAATCTACTAACGCTGTACGGTAAACATCAAGTTGATCTTTTTCTGGAAGTTCAGACAAATCACCTTGAGCGTTCAGCATTTCTTTCATGGCTCCGTTAGGATCTTCTGCGTCTAGTGCGATAGTAGCGTTAGCTTGATTAAGTTGTTGTAGTATAGATGGCTTGTCAACCGTACCACCTGTTGCAGGATCAAAACCCAACTCATCTGTAAGGTAATCCCCTATCTCTGAGCCTAAATTATCTGGCATTACATCTGCCACTTCTGGTTGTATAGGCATTGAAGCTATACCACTTGGTGGGGGAGCACTTGGCACAGGCGGTCTTTGTATATCTTGACCAGCGATATTTAAATTAGTAAGATTGGCTTCTAGTTGTTGTCTAGGTATGCCTGTCTGTTGGATAATCATTTCTATGGGCACGTTTTGTTGAAGCATGTCCATGGCTTTTTGTTCGTTAAACAAATCTTGTGCGTTTATTCCCATTATTTAGTTGCACCGTAAAGTGCTGCTGCTGTACCTATGCCTTGCATTATTGAATTACTTGGTGCGCTACTATTTGACTGTGTCAAATTAGTGCCACCTAACGCTGGGGCGAACCCTGCAGCGGTCTGACCCATCTGACCGAATAATTGACTTGGTAAGTTGTATTGACCAACAAAGTTTTGATAGTTCATATCTAAGTTAGCTTGATCTCTACCACGTTGCATTCCACCTATGCCTAATAAAGTTTGCGTATCTTGGTTTTGTAACCCAGACATACCTTGACCGAATCCAGCTAATTGACCGCCTACGTTAGAGCCATACTGACCTAACCCTAGCCCTGCAGTTGATATATCTCTACCTACTCCGCCATATATATTACTTAACCCTGTACCTAACGCTCCAAGTCCTCCAGCGACGTTGCCTTGTTGACCAGCTAAGTTACCGTACAGCTGTGCATTTTGTAGTTGTCTAGACTTATCTTGTTCAAATGCTTGTTGACCTTGTTGTTGAGCTTGACTGTAACCACCAGCACGTATACCGCCGATAGCTTCTGTTGCACCACGACCGAACTGTCGTGCTATCTCTTCTTGATTTAATCTACCTCTGCTACCGCCAAAAGCACCACTAGCCACTTGGTTGTCTCTATCTTGTATAGATGCTTGACCAAACTGCCTGTTGATATCTTGCATTGTTTGGTCGACAACTTGATTTTCAAAAGGGTTATAAAAACTTTGAGCAGAATTAGGATTGTACTGACCTGTCGCCCCCATACCTAAACCTTGGGCTTGTTGAAATTGGCTAGGTAAACCTCTTAACATTCCTGCTGCTTCTCTAACCGCACCTGCTCCTTCTTGACCAGCTTGTTGCATGTATTGAGTACCTATATCGGTAGCTCTTCTTACGTCGGATACACCTTGCTCAGCTAATTGTTCGCCTCTTCTAAAAAACGGTTGATAACTTCCTATGCCTTCTGCTGCGTTTTGAAACCCTTGTTGTTCTGCACCGCTGAACCCAGCTATGCGTGGGTCTTGGTAATTAAACGGTGTGCCTCCAGGTTGCCCCATGCTTTGAAGCTTGTTGACCAAGTCTTGGTTCATCAAAGGCATTATTCCAGGGACATTGGCTCCTGGCACACCAGCGAAAAACTGTTGTAAATACTCTGGTGGTAAACTTTCCTGTCTTGCGTAGTTCGTGGTAGTTGCCATTATGCTCTTCCTATGCCCATTCCCTGAGCTTTGTTTTCATTCATGTCCATCATAGCGTATAGATTAGCGATCCCTGTTTCGTGATTACCGTTACCCATACCTGCTACTGCTTGTTTAGTCATAACGAACTCACCGTCTGCTAGTAATGCAGGTACAGTATCTTCGTCACCAGAACCTTCGGGATCGTTTATATCCCCACCGTTCTCTCTTAAATCTAGTTGTGGTATGTCGCCACCGTCCATTAACTTAGCTATACCGCCACCGAACTTAGCTCCTATGGGTTGTTGTTGAAACTCAGGGAAAGCCATCTCTCCATAACTTTTGTCTAACAGACCAGCGTAGGCTTGGTTAATCGGGTCATACCCAGCGTAGCTCGAATCTAAAGCGTTACCGCCCATGGGTGCACCTACTGGTATGCCTGCGGTGCTGTATGCGTTACTTAATCTAGCTGGGGTTAAACCTCTACTTAGATAAGGGCTCGTGGCTCCTGGCATTGTGTTATTAGCTTCAGGTACAGAATCAAAAGCTCCGAGACCAGCTAAACCTACCCCTGCCACACCTGCCTTACCCATAAAACCAAGTTTACCAAAACTATCGGCTAATGGACTGGTTTTACCAAGAGTATCTGCAAAAGTAAATGGTTTACCAGTAGCTGGATTTGTTCCTCCACCTAATAGAGTACGTCCGCCTGCACCGACATCTTGAAAAATTCCGCCGATGCCTCCTGTCCCAGGAGTAGCAGCCCCAAAACCTATCTTACCGCCACCGCCTTGAAGACCAGCACCTTTTGCTATGCTAGCACCACCGTAAACTTTTGCTGAACTAATTAAAGAATCTTTTAAACTTCTGCCTTCACCTACTGAACCTATACCCTGACCAATAGCAGCACCCGCTGGTCCACCGACAGCGAAACCTATAACAGTTGCGATATCTCGTAAATTTTTCTTAAAGAATTTTTTTAATCCCATTTACTCTTCCTTCGATCAGTCATTGTTACTATTATTGTATATCAAACCTATCCATTTAAGAAAGGTTTTTTGATCTTTATTGTGTTTCATATAGTTTACCCTCTTACAGACGAGTTGTATATTCATTATGACGTAAAGACCTGCAGGATCTATACGGTCAATAGATATATTTGTATCGCCTTCTATCTCATGTGTTCTAAAATGAGTCATTTCTACACCCGATACAGAACACTTACCGTCTTGTTTTTCGTATAAATCGTAGAGTTGTTTAGCAGATATTTTCCATTGAAACCCTTGTTTTTTACGGCTGTAACGTAACTGTGTGACTAAATTACCAATGTAATTTTTAGGGCTAGAGTTAATGCTTCTTATTCTTTTTTCTTGCTTGCACTTTTGGCAATACGTTCGTTTATATTGGAAATCAAACTTGTTAATAGTTTTTAATTTCTTACAAAAAACGCAACGTTTAATTATAATACGCTTCTACTCCATAACCACTATTTTCTACACCTAAGTTAATAGTAACATTTTTATCTAATGTCACAGTAACAACTCCAACAGAAGCTAATAATTCGTATCCTTGTGGATCAGTGTGTGTACTTAAATTTTCCCAGTACAAACCTTTATATACTTGTAACGCACCTATAGTGGTGTTCCAAATAATAGTTCCTACGTTAAAATTTAATGTGTTTCGTTGAGCTTGAGTAACGTTTCTAGTATTTTCTGGGTCAACTTCTCCTAGATTAATTTCTAGTACTCTTACTAATCTGTTGTATGTATCCGAAGAAACTCCAGACTCCATACTAACTGGTAAACGAGTCGGCAGTAACTTGCTCATCTTCTACCGTCAGGTCTTACGTCTAATCTTGTAGCTCCTAATCTCCAACCAGTACTTGTATTTGAAGAAACATCATCGTCATCAGATTCTATTCTTACTGTTGCTTGTCTTGCCCTAGCTCTTACAAAACTTTCAGAAGTTGTACTAGTAATAACACTTGTGCTATTCGTAGCTAATGTATCCCCAGGACTATCCCTAGTTTTTAAAACCATGTTCACTGCTCCGCCAGAACTATTGCTAACAAATCTAAGATCAGGAATAATTTTAGATATAAACGCAAACTGTTCACCGTCACCTATATCAAAGTCAGAACTTTCTATAAATACATTAGTCATTGGTGAGCCGTCATCATCGTAACCAAACTCGTGCTCGTATAGATATGAACTACTTGTGGCTCTAGGGAAGTTGACTGTTCCCGAGTCTAACCAAGCTGTCCTACTCAAAGTACCATAACTCCAAGATTTTTCAGCGTAGTTGTAGGATACGTACTTATCTATTTCTGTAGAATCAGAAGAAACATAAAACCAACCGACTTCATTAAACTTGTTATTTGTAAAAGCCACAGTTTTATAACTTTGGCTAACGTTTAAATTATCAAAAACATAACTCAATACACTACAAGGTATTTTTTGAACGCTACCGTTATAAGAATAGAAACTATCGTAACCCATCCAATACACACCAGCAGGAGAAGTAACTGCTGCATTAGGAGCTATCAAACCTGTGTTGTTATTAATTAAATTAAGACCAAAAGTAAATGGGGAGCCTATAAACTGCATACTGTACAAAGCTGTATCTGTCCAGATAAGAATTTCTTGTCTTGCTTTTACAGAACCAACTATAGTACTTCCTGCAGAAAGTCTTAAACTTCCTGCGGTGTTCGTAGTTTTAGCTTCAAATTCTAATGAGTTTTCTTGGTCACTAAAAGCTATTAACATAGGATCTATTACACCTGTCCGTGTATCACCGCTTAACGGATCAGCACCTAAAACAATTAAATGCCTGTCTGTTTCTGAAACTATAGTTTGTAGCCCAACTGTAGGAACTTGATTGGCTCCAGTAATCCCAGATAAAAGCACAGCTCTATCTGTACCTAATGTCTTAGCACTTACGTCCCAATAAAAAATCCCACCGTTACGAGCACAACTAACTAAGTCTTCTCCAAAGTTATCCGCAGACCAAAGTCTTAACTGGTTCACAAAACTTAAAGCAGTAGCAGAACCGAATGTTCCTCCACCCCAAAGACCTGCACCCCAACCAGTAGATTGAACGTAATTGTCCAGACCTACATTAATTTGATATTTACCGACTACTGTTCCTTGTCCGTTTCCAGTATCGTTTCCATTAGCCGAAACACTATCCCCTGACGTATCTTTAGCGAGTATAGTATATACATTAGCACTAGTAACGGTTGCTACTTCGTACTCTTGATTTAATACAGCTGCACTAATTAATCCTGATCCACCTAAACTGGCACAACCGCTATATGTAACGAAGTCTCCTTGTACTGCACCATGTGCCGTGTCTGTTATTGTTAAGATATTTGATTGGTTAGTTGCTGCAAAAGATATTTCGTTAGCTCCTGTTGTCAAACGTAAGGGAGTAATATCAAAATACACGTCACCATCTTGTATAAAGTATTTTTTATGTGTTCCTAAACCTAAGTATTTAGAACCATCTAAAGTTACCCAACTGGACAACTCTCTACAAGTGCCTATAAAAGTATTGACAGAGTCTTTCCGCCATCCTCCTATTTTTTCCGCACGACCAGACTTAAAACGAACTAAATTCCCATCAAACCATCCACCTTCGTTGTCGTAGTCGGTGCCTTCACGCATGATGCCAGGACGAAAAATAAATTTACTAAGAGGCATTTTCACCTTCAAACATTTCTGCTTCTGCTTGTCTCCTTCTAATTAATCCATCCAACACTTTTCCACCAGCCTTGTTCCATCTTTTTATTTGTGCTGGAACTTCATCGTATTTACCTTCATTCAAAACTCTAAGCATACTAGATTTTTTCAAATTTGCTGGACCTAAATTGTACACCCAAGAAACTAAAGCATCAAACTGACACTGGTTCATGGGAACTGTTACGAGTTCATTAATGTATTTTTCATACTCTTCTTCTAACTCATGCTGTAGTAAATGTTCTGCTTTTTCTAAAGAACAAATATCACCTTCTTGTACATCTTTAGTGTGACCGTACCCTATTGTCCAAACACCTGCAGCACATTGATATGCTTTGAGCTCACATCCTTCAAAATCTTTAATGAGTTGAAAACCTTTATCTGATATACGCATTATATTGCTACCACCCCTGTTAAAGAGGCAATTAAAAGGGTTGCTAAAAACCCAAACGTTCCAAACATTGCTATTTTTAATGTTCCGTTTAGATCGTTCATTTCTTTTTTTATGTCTGCTGTTTCTGAAAAAATAGTTTTCCATCGTTCCTCGCATTTTGCTTCATGTGCACGGAGATCTGAGTGAACATCAGAAGCTGTTTTTCTACTAGTCATCTGTTTTATCAGGGGTGTTTGAAGCGCCAAAGTAAAAAGAGATTACAGCACTTGCTAGACCTCCTAAATAACCTAAGACTAAATTAATAAGAGCTTCAGAGTTTTGTTCTGGTGGTTGAAGGGTGACTAAAAATATGTAGCCCATAAATCCACCGACAATAACTATGCCCATAATTCTAGCAGTCCAATCTTTACTGAACTTGCCTCGTGCGTCTTGTTTATCTGCAACTTCTAGTTTAAACACATCTACTTCAAGTTCTTTCATTTGTAACTCAAAACCTTGTTCTGCTTTTTTAAGCTCTAACATTTGTTCTGGTGTCGCTGCTTGTATTGCTTTGTTAATAGA